GAGTGGTAAGTATGCTAATGGATGTTGGGCAAGAAAGAATCAAATTATCTTTACACAAATCTCAGTTGGGGATGACGGTAAAGGTTGGTTAGACTTCCAAAATAACTCTAACGAGTTCACACCACGATACTAGAAAGGTACTAGTCATGGAGTATGTATTTGATATTGAAACTGATGGATTGAATCCAACCAAGATTCACTGTATGGTTGTAGAAAAGATAGCTTTAAAAAACTACCAAGAGATGAGACATTTCTTAAGTAATCTACAATCTAGTGATACCTTAGTTGGTCATAACATCATACGCTATGACATACCTGTTCTGGAGAGGTTACTTAATATAACTATCAAGGCTAAGTTAGTAGACACTCTAGCCCTGTCTTGGTACTTATACCCAACGAGAGTTAGACATGGGTTAGAGGTGTGGGGTGAGGACTTTAGTATCCCCAAACCTAAGATTGATGATTGGGAAAACTTATCTTTAGAGGAGTATGTAAACAGATGTAAGGAAGATGTAAGAATCAATACACTATTATGGAAGATGCAAAAGAGTGACCTTGATACCTTATATAACGGAGATTACAATGACCTAGTAGAATACTTAACCTTCAAGATGGAGTGTGCTAGAGGGCAAGAGGATGTTAAGTGGAAGATTGATGTACCACAAGGTGAAGAGTTGTTAGTCTTGATGATAGAGAAGCAGGACACAGCTAAGACCACTCTACAATCTGTCATGCCAGAAGTTCCTAAGTATTCTAAGAAAACTAAACCAAAAGAACCCTTCAAGATGGATGGAGAGTTAAGCGTAGTTGGTGTACGTTGGAAGGAGTTAGTAGAAGAAAGAAATTTAGGGTTTGATTACGAGGGAGAAGTGAAGGTATTCCAAAGAAATGTACCACCTAATGCTAGTAGTTCTAAGCAGATTAAGGATTGGTTGTTTACTTTAGGATGGAAGCCAGCTACTTATAACTACGTTGATGAGAGACAGATTCCTCAAATTAAAAACAGTAGTGGTATGTTATGCTCTTCTATTGAGAATATGATTACAGACCACCCAGAGTTGTCTAGCTTATCAGACTTAGGTGTACTCGGACACCGTATCGGTATTGTCAAGGGATTCTTAGAGTCAGCTAAGAAAGGTTATATAGTAGCAGGTATACAAGGATTAACTAATACCTTAAGATTTAAACATAAGACTTGTGTTAATATCCCTAGCTTACGTAAGCCGTATGGTGCAGAGATTAGAAGTCTATTAACAGTGAGAAAGGATACCAATGAATTAGTAGGTAGTGATATGTGTAGTCTTGAGGATAGAACCAAACAACACTACATGTGGAAGTATGATGAAGAGTATGTAAAAGAAATGATGGGAGATGGATTTGACCCTCACCTAGACATTGCAGTACAGTCTGGCATGATGACAGAAGCACAAGCCAATCAGTACAAGAAGGGAGATAAGACAGAAGAGCTAGATAAGATTCGTTACAATGCTAAGACAGCTAACTACGCTTCTACTTACGGTGCTGGAGCAGCTACTATTGCAAGGCAAGCAGGTATGAGTGAGAGAGAAGCTAGAAAGTTACACAAAGCCTATTGGGAGCGTAACTGGAGTGTTAAGGCTATTGCAGAGGAGACTCTAGTAAAAAATGTGAAGGGTAAGATGTGGTTGTATAACCCAGTAAGTAAGTTTTGGTACTTCTTAAAGGCTGACAAAGATAGGTTCAGCACCCTCAATCAGGGAACAGGTACATTCTTATTTGATATGTGGGTTAAGGAAATAAAGAAGGGTGGTGTCAAGTTACTTGGACAGTTTCACGATGAGGTAATTGCTGAGGTTAAGCAAGGACAGCAAGAGAAAGTAAAGAAATACTTTAAACTAGCTGTAAAAGAAGTGAATAATCAGTTTAATTTATACAGAGTGTTAGATGTAGATGTACAATTTGGTAAAACTTATGCAGGAATTCACTAGCATATAGGTAACAAGTGTGGTATACTAAACACAACTCGCAGGTAAAGAGTTATAACTTAAGGAGAAAGATGAATGGCTATTAATAGAACAGGAAAACAAAAAGATTTATTACCAGAGGGGGACTATGAAGGTCGGTTAGTATATGTAGCAGATTTAGGTATCCAGAAACGAGAGAAGGACTGGGGAGAGGGGGTTAGACCACCTATCCAGCAGTTATCTCTGGGTATTGAGGTATTAGGACAGACTTATACCTTTGAAGGTGATACTAAACCTATGTTGATGTGGTCACCACCTTTTAATATTCTTCGTACACTAACAGAGATGGGTAATGAGTTAAAACGGTTTAAGGTTTTCTCACCCTCAGCTAAAGAGGGACAAGTAGCAGACTGGGATAGTGTACTTGGCAAACCTTGTAGTATCCAAGTTTCTCACAAGAATGGCTATGCTAACGTCACTGACATCCTACCTATTCCAGAGAAGTATCAGAAAGATGTACCTAAAGGGAAGATAAAGGGTGGTTGTACTGGTGATGTAGATGATGAAGAGAACCCAGCACAGAAGGCTATGTATGGCATACCTCGCCACGCAGTTGATAATAACAGGGTCATCAAAGTGGAGGCTTCTCCAGACTTTTCATAATAAAGGGGACTGCGCCTATAGCTCAATTGGATAGAGCAACAGCCTTCTAAGCTGTAGGTTGCAGATTCGAATTCTGCTAGGCGCACCAAGAGGGGTATACACATATGAAGTTACTAATAGACTTAGACCCAATAGTATATAGAGTAGGGTTTGCGACACAGAAGAAGATGGAAGATGGGGAGATAGAGGCAGAGCCAGTACAATTTGCTCTGTTTACGGTTAAGAGATTCATGACTACGTTGTTACAGGATACTGAGGCTGAGGAGTACATCGGTTTCCTTACAGGTAAAGGTAACTTTAGATATACAATAGACTCGGAGTACAAGGCAAACAGGAAGGGTACTGATAAACCTGTACACTATCAGGCAATACGAGATTACCTAGAGAAGCATTACAACACAAAAGTAATTGAAGGGAAGGAAGCTGATGATGCATTAGCTGAGAACCAAACAGAAGATACAGCAATAGCTACAATAGATAAAGACTTATTGATGGTAGCAGGTAGACATTACAACTACGTTAAGAAAGAGTGGCAGACAGTAACACCAGAAGGGGGTACTAAGTTCTTCTACAAGCAGATGTTGATGGGAGATAAGGTAGATAACATTCCAGGAATTAGGGGTATCGGTCCTAAGAAAGCAGAGAAGCTGTTGGACGAAACCAAACGAGAGGACTGGGATAAGTTAATAGAAGAGAAGTATGAAGAGTTCTTTGGGGAGGGTTGGTTCAAGCGTATGGTACAGAACACTCAACTCTTGTGGATGATTCAAACAGATGTACTTATGCCAATGAACATAGAAGGATACAATGAGACAGAAGAAGAAGAATAACAAGTACAGGTCTAAGTTTGAAGCGAAGTTAGCTCTTACTCTACCTAAAGGATTTACTTATGAGTGTTCCACTTTTAAGTACCGTAAGAAAACTAGAAGAGAAATGGTGTGTCAGGATTGTAGTAGTGAGAATATCTTTCAGTATGCTAAATACATTACAGACTTCAAGTTACCTAATGGTATATACCTAGAAGCTAAGGGTTGGTTTAAACCTAGTGATAGGACGAAGATGGAATCAGTAATATTCTGTAACCCTGATAAGGATATTAGAATGGTATTCCAAAGTGACGGATGGACTACCAAATTAAAGAGACAGAAGTACAGTGACTGGTGTAATAAACGTAAGATTAAGTATTGTATAGGTACTATCCCAAAGGAGTGGATAAATGAATGATAACAGTAGTTTGATTTGTTATTCGTGTGGTGCAGAACACCCTGACTATAAGGTAGAGAAGTATCAAAGGGTCTGTGCAGAATGTAGTGAGCCTTCGGTAATGACAGTTGATGAGGTGATTGACTTACTAAATGACTTAAGACTAAAGGGTTTAATTAAGGATGCTATCATGGCTGAGCATATTGAAGAAGATTATGACGTACACGAACTAGACTTTGAGGATGACCAAGAGGCTGTAGAACATTCCTTCAGGGCTTTTGAAAGAGATTCTATGGAAGAGTACGGAGATGACTATGACTAAACGAATTATAGTAATACCAGACACCCAAGTTAAGAAGGGTGTGCCTATGGAACATCTCAAGTGGGCAGGAGAGTACATAGCAGAAAAGAAACCTGACTACATCGTTCATATTGGAGACCATTGGGATATGCCTAGTCTCTCTTCCTACGACAAAGGTAAGAAGTCCTTTGAAGGTAGACGGTATAAGGATGACATTGAATCTGGTAATGAAGCAATGGACATACTACTAGCACCTATCAAGAAAGAGATGAAGAGGTTGAGGCGAGGTAAGAGAAAGTTGTGGAGTCCTCGTATGGTATATTGTATGGGTAACCATGAAGAGCGTATTAACAGAGCAGTAGAATACGATGCTATCCTAGAAGATGTTATCGGTTATAAAGATTTAAACTTAAGTGATTGGGAAGTGTATGACTACCTTGAACCAGTTATCCTAGAGGGTGTAGCCTTTGCTCATTACTTTACTAGTGGTGTAATGGGTAGACCAGTAGCAAGTGCAAGAGCTTTACTCACTAAGAAGATGATGAGTTGTATCATGGGTCATGTACAGGATAGAGATATAGCCTTTGGTAAGAGAGGTGATGGTGTTAGGCTAACAGGACTATTCGCTGGTATCTATTACCAACACGATGAGAACTACTTAGGACATCAAGGTAATGGTTCTTGGAAAGGTATCTGGGCTTTGAATGAAGTAGAGAATGGTAGTTTTGATGAGATGCCTATAAGCATTAGGTATCTGGAGAATAAATATGCCTAGAAGGAATGACCCTGCTTGGTATTTGGATAAAGTGAGGAGAACAAAAGTGACAAAGAAGGCGGAGGGTATAGTAGATAAGATGTTTAATGTAGCGGAAGATACAACACCGATTAACTTGACCAGTTTGGGTAGACAGGTTGGTGGAGACCACTACAAGAAACATACAATACAACCGTGGGATATTATAGATGAGTACAAGCTAGATTACTATGCAGGCAACGCACTTCTCCCCT